GCCCACCGCCGCCGCCACCGATACTGAAACGCCCCCGCTGGCAATCGTCCCGCTGGCGTTGGTCCCGGCAAAGTTGGCCGTCGCCTGCACAAAATCGCTTCCCCGATTGGAGGCCATCGCGGTCGTCAAATAGGACGGCAGGTTCACCGACACTCCCGCCGTGTTCACCGTGATCGATCCCCCAGTGATCGCTCCCGCCGTGCCTGCGTATTTGCTGGAATCCTGCGAGAGTGCGGCAGTCGTCAGATAACTGGGCAGCGCCACGCTCACGCCCGAACTATTCACCGTCACCGAGCAATTCGTGGCCCCGCTGTTCGTCCCGGCGTAATTGCTGGAGTCCTGGCTTAAAGCGGCCGTCGTTAAGTAGGCGCCAGGCGACTGATAATTGGTCGCCACTGTCGCGGTTAACACGCTGTTAGTGTTCAACCCCCAGGAGATCCCATTGGAATCCGCCACTGTCAGCGCGGATAGGTTGTTGCTCAACGTCCCGGCGCTCACCTTCACATTGCTAATGGTCGCCGCGTCGCTGGCCATCGCCGTGGTCAGATAACTCGGCAGGGAAATACTCAAACCCCCCGTGTTGAGTGTGATTGATCCGCCCGTCAAAGCCCCGGCCGTTCCGGCGTACTTCGACGAGTCCTGCGACAACCCCGCGGTCGTGAGGTAGCTAGGCAGGGCCACGCTGACCCCGCTCGTGTTGACGGTCACAGAACAGTTGGTCGCTCCGGTGTTAGTTCCCGCGTACTTCGAGGAATCTTGACTCAGCGCGGCCGTGGTGAGATAGGCGCCGCTGCTCTGGTAATTGGTGGCCACGCTTGCCGTCACCACTCCGCTGCTGTCCAGGCCGAAAGTTACCCCATTGCTATTGCTGAAGGTTAGGTCCGAACGGTTGCTGCTCAGCGCACCGGCAGAAATGATCAACCCGCTCGCGCTGCTCAACAGTGGCAAGGTTAGGTTCAGGCTCTGCACTGGCACCGTCCCGACGATCGCCGCCCGCGCCTTCGTCCCAAAGGTCACCGCCCCGATCGCCAGGCTGTTCGCCGGTCCCGGCAGTCCCCGATCACCCGTAACCGAATCTCCTTTGTCCCCCTTCAGTCCCTTCAACACCAACGCCTGCCCACCCCGCCGTAGTAAATCGATGATCTGATCGTTGGTCATCGGCATCCGTGTTTATCCGTGTTCATCCGTGGTTAAAGTCTCCCCATCGGCCTAGGGTTCACTCGCATGGTAAAGCGCGAAATGCACACCGCCCCGCCCGCATCCACCGGGTCGCTCCGCGGGTTGGTCACGTCCAGCTCGAAGTAAAGAAAGCGCCCTTCCAGATGCGGTCCCCAGGCGTAGTCGATGTCCGGCCGCACGTTCGCCTTGCGGTATTCCGCCCCCGTCCGCGTCCCCAGACACTTCAATTGGATCGGCGCCAGCTCCTGGTAAAGAATCACGCAGCGCCCATCCGCCGTCACCTTGTTGGGGTCATGCGCCTGCACCGCGCTGCCGATCTTCAGGGTCAACAAGGATGGCTTGGTCTGCTCCGCCGGCAGGGCTTCCACCGAGAACTTGGTCAGGATCTTGTTCTGGTCCGGCAGGCCCAGGTCAATCGGCCCGGACCTCATCGGGGAGCGGTAGCCACGCGCTTCGTAGCTGCCGCACCCCGTAAAGGTCAGGCAACGCTCCCGATAAAAGATCTCCGCGTTAGCCTCCTTCAAGGTAAAATCTTCCGTACTCGCCAGCACAAAGCGATCCGGTTCCTGGCAGGACAAGCCCGCCGTCTCGTTCTGGCAAAGGTCGGACAGTCGCAGCCCCGCGAGTTGGGCGCAGAGCGAATCGGCATCTGGAGTCGTCCCACCGCCAAAATCCAGGTCCTCCACCAGCAACCCGTCCAGGCTCACCGTATGGTCGTTGCTGTAGAAGCTGGTCGGTGGACTATCTACACAACCGGAGTTGTCCACCTCTTCCGTACCGCAAAATCCTCCCTCATGTTCGAAGCCCAAGCCCGCGCTCTGCAAGCCGGCGGCGTCGCAAATACAGCGTTCCAGGAGAAACTGCCGCACGCTCGTCTGCCGGGTAAAGGCCAGATTACCAAACGCGCTGAATCCCTGCGGGACCACCGCCGCAAAGGGAAACTCCAGGTTCAACACCAGGCTGCGGCTGTTGCAGCTTTCCCCCACCCGCGGCCAGGAAAACCACACCTGCTTCTTCTCCACTTGATGTCCCCCGCAGGGCCGCAGGCAATGGGTCGGGTCGATGTCCTCGTAGATCACCCCGCAGGCCCGGTAAATCCAATCGACCCGTTCCGGCCGGATCACGTAAAGGCTGAACACATAGATCGAGTCGTCCCCCATGTAGTAGTGCTCTGCCCCCACCGAAATCAACGTGCGCGGATACACCAGGCACCGGTCGCCGGGTCTCGAGCCCGCGTAACGCTTCGAGAATGCCACCCCCGCGTCCCCGGAAATCTCTCCCACCCAGATCGACCGATTGGTGTAGAACAGGAGCGAGTTGGAAAGCTCGGCTGCGTTGAGCAGGATCTCTCCGAAGTCCAGGTCCTTGTAACCAGCCACCGACGCGCTCGCCTTGGGCTTGACCGACAAGGGGTTCTCGTAATCGCTCCACGCCACCCGGTAAGTGAAGCTCGCCGCGTCCTCTACCACCCCGCAGTAGAAGGTCAATCCCGCCCACTGCTTCACAAAGCGCACGCGCGTGATCTTGAGCAGCACCAGGTCGGCAATCGGCTGCACGCTTTGGCCATCGTCGTTGGCCGGCTGGTCCACCACGTGATAGACCGGCGCATCCACCCCGTTACTGAAGACCACCACGTCCCCAAATCCAGCCGCGCTCCACATCACATCCGCGCAGGAGGCACTCTCCGCCGGGGTGAACTGGCCGATCACCTTCCAGTTGCCCGTTGAGTTGTTCAGCGCATAGAGGGCGTTCGCCGTGGCCGCAAAGAACTTCGAAGCCGCACTCGGCATCACATGCTCATAGAGAAAAAGAATCGGCTGCCGGATCGTCCGCTCGGCGATGGACAAAAGCTGGTCGTGCAGATCCGCGTTGTTCGTAAACTCCGTGTCCAGCAGCCGGCGATAACCCGACATCCGGCAGAGCTTTCCCTTCACGCTCACCTCCACCGATTCCAGCCAGCGAAAGCCGCCCACCGGCACCTCGTCCGGCGTCGCCCGCGTATCGAGCAACCCGTCGATCGGCTTAATCGTCAGTGTCTTGTAGGGTACTCTGGGCATCAGCTTCCGAGTTTGAATGGCAATTCGCTGCAGGTGAATCCGCAGGCGCCGCGATGGCCCCCACCGCCGTACTTCACCGCAATTTTGCTTAGATCCAGATCGGTGCGGTCTTTGGCGTGATACAAACTCACCGTCCAACACTTGCCGTTAAACATATAACCGAGCAGCGCGTCGTGTCCGGTCTCGGGTTTGTCCAGGGCCGCGAAGGTCAGGCTGTTGAATCGGCCGGTATTGAGCACGATAAAGTTGAGGCCCTCCCAGTCCATCCGGTAGGAGCGGTGCGTTACTAGATCCGCGTCCACCTTCTGCTGATAGCGTTGCGCGGCTTCGCCAGTGGGTAAGATCTCCCGCACTGCATTCTCTGAAGCCCCTTCGTTCCGAAGTAGTCTCTCCCAAATCTCTGGGGTCAGATCAATTGCCCGCAGGCCGTACTGAAACGTCTCCGCGTTTGGATCACGCTTGTCCCAGATGTCGTATTCGCCAGCCAGTCTCACCGCTAACGGTTCGTTGACGCTCCGATTCTTGAAATCCTGAATCATCGGCAGCACTCCCGCCGCGCGGATGGCGTTGCCCACGTTGCCAAATTTCGTGTTCCCATCGACCATGGTGAACCATTGCCAGGCCAGCCGGCAGGCGGCGACGCCGTCGATCCGGTACCCGACGATGTCCTTGGGGTGCGACTCAATCGCGCTCTTGTGATGGTCGATCCAGATCAACCCTGGCGGATGCTGTGGCCCGCGTTCGTTGCCGACCTTGCTGTAATCAAATCCGAACACTCTATCGATCGGCAGGTCCATGACATAAATGGCTGTGCTCGGAATCTCCAGTGGTGGATCGCCAAAGTTCCAACCGATCAGTTTGGCCTCTGGCAAAAACTTTCGCGCGATCTCCCGGCAGAACCATCCATCTGCATCCGCGCTATGATAAACCACTGTTGTTCGCATAAAGCCCTTTTTTAATGTCCCTTGAAACTGCACTACTTTGCTTCCCAATCTCCCGACCAATTTGAGCGGCCGTCATCCGAAGCCCATTAAGATACCCAAAAACGTTGGTCCTCTTGTTGGATTGCTGCTGCTCATCTGTTTCCCATTGGCAGTTGTCCGGCGAGTAAGGGTCGTCGTTCTGAATTCTTCCGAGGCTTTTCCCTGGCGGAGGATCACCCATGTCGGCAATGAAATTCTCCATGCCGTTAGGACCGCGCCATCGGTCGCAGACCGTGATGCCGCGCCCACCGTAATTATGATAACCTTTGGCCTTTGGATCGTAACAGCGTCTTATCATCCGATCCCACGCATGTGCAGCCTCCGGTCTCTCCACCCAAATACCACCGGTCGTCTGCCTGTTTCTTGCGATGAGCACAGCGCGGCGGCGACAACCGCAGTTTGTGGAGGTGCCTGTTTTGAGGTTATTTTCTCGGACTCGTCGCTCCGTGCCGCATTTACACCTGCACAAGTACTCCGTTTTCTGAACGGAATGATTCACGAACGGGCCAGCAAGAATTGTCCAATCTTCAAAATGCGCCCGGTGATGAATCACTGTTGTTTGCATAGTTTTACTCTTTCGACTCACTCCGAACCTTTTCCCGCGTTTGCTCGTCCTTCTGGATCAGCCATTCCCTGATCTGTCCGTATCTCGCGAACCAGTTGCCGCCGCCGTAAGTCACATGGATCGTCCCGTCCTCAGTGCCAGCCTCATGTCGTGAGCAAAATATCTGGACACCGTCGAAGTGCTCGCCCAATTCCTCGGCGTGCTTGCGCACCCGCGCGAGGTCAGCGTTGATGCTCTCGCTCATAGATCAACAAGCCTCCCAGACCCCGGCTTTTAAGTGGCCATGCCAGAGTTCGCTAATTTGCCCCGGCGGGTCTCCCTCTCGATGGCCGCTGATCAGAATCGACGGAGTGACGGTAATGGTCCCATCTGCTTCCTCTTTTATAGTATGGACTTGCAGGTTACCTACATGGCCATTTGGCGTTTTGCAGACCCAGAGCGGCTTGCCGACGTTTTCAACCCACGGTCCGCCGGTCAATTTAATGTAATCGCCTGGTTCCATCGGCGGGATCGATCCATCAGTCGAGTCGGGCAGTCTACGTCCGTTCATATTTTTGATCACGTGTTGGAATAGACGATACTTGCCACAGCCGGCAACGCCTTCCCGCCGGTCGCCGCCGCCACGTTCGGGTTGATCGCCACACTCCCCGAGCCGCCCCCTTCGAAGTCCCCGTTGAACCCCGCCACCCCGTCGAAGTGCGCCGGAGGTACCCGGTAGCTGGCAAAGTTATGCCCGCTGCGTCCACCCTTCTGCCCCATCCCTGGCATCCCGGCCACCCCGTCTTTGCTCCCCCCGCCAGTAATCACCCCGTCGAGCGTGGCCACACTGCCCGCCCCACCCGCTCCGCCGCCAGTCGCGGAGTAGACGCCTCCCCCCGCCGTGTCGCTGGTCATCACCGTGGCATAGGCGCCCGCCGGTGGCTTGTACTGCAGCTCCCATTTGTCTCCCGTCTGGCCGTTGGTCTCGGCCGCCGCATTGGCCATCGTCGCCCCGGTCTTCACCAGTTTGAACTTGCCACCGGTCGCCACCGTCAATTGCCCCCACAACACCGCGCCCGCCCCGCCGCCGCCACCGCCAAAGGTCAAGCCACCGCCCGCCCCACCGGCGCCTCCGCCATACATGAAGATCCACGCCCGCACCGGCGCACCCGGGACCGTGTGTTCGGCTGTGTCGGTGATGTGCGTCGAGGCATCCGGCGCGTTGCCTTCTCCGAAACCGATCGCCCAGCCGTTGGCCGAGTTGCTCTCGGCGCTCACCGCGTTGGGGCTGCTCTTCTTCGCTACCACCCAGTAGTAGAGCTTGGTGTACTTGTCGGCGCTGGCAGGATGGTCGATGTAAAGCAGGTCCGTGCCGTTATCGACGAAGTTCGGTGCCGGCCCCAGCGAGAGCGAAAGGCTGTTGTCGAACGGTACCCGGTCCGCCGCGATCTTGGTCGCGGTGGCAAAATCGTCCGCATCGTTGCGGTAGATGTCCCAGGCCGTCGCCCCGTTCACCCCGGTCCACTGCAGCCAAATCGCCGGGCTCGGATTCAAGTCGCTCGTGTTTCCCTTGGTCGCGTCGAGGTCGGTGACACTCGGCAGCGGCGTCGAGTAGTAGCCCGAGTCGCTGTTCGACAAAGCGCTCAGGTGGGTGCCGTCGCTCGCCTTCACCCAATACCAGTAAATCGTGTCAATCGTCCCGGTGCTATCATCGAAGCTGGTTGTAATGCTCGTCCCGATCTGGGTGGCAATGGCCGCATTATCCGCCGTCGCCCGGTAAATCAAATAGCTCGTCGCCCCGGCAATCGCGTTCCAGGTTACCCGCACCTTGTCCGCCAGGGTGCCATCCGTCGCCGAGATGAACGGTGCTCCAACGGTTCCCCCGGTGCCCCCGCCCGGCGTCACTGTGCCTAAGCCCACGCATGCTTGGATGTCCGCACACGCCTCGGGGGTAATATCACCCTGCTCATTCCTTTCGTACGCGAATAGGTCGTGGAACAACTGGTTGAATCGAAACATTGCCGCGAATCGGTCGCACAGGCTTCCCGTACCTGACGGAACTGAAGCGAGGAGCTGGCTCGGTGTAATTGGCGCACTCATAGTAAGCTTGGTTGTAAATCATCCGATGGTCTGTTTTTGCCACGTGCCCTGTTTTTGGCGCACAACCTCTGATAGTGTTGGTCGCTGAACTTTCTTCCTTTCATCGCATCGGAAATCTTTTGCCTAACCTCGGGCGTGAACATATCCTCTCCGTTCGCCCGCATTTGTTGCCATCGAAGTTTTAGCCGCTCGCTTGCCCTCTTGCGAAATTCTGGCGTCCGGGTGGCTTTGATCTTGGCGATGGCTTCGGGCGTGTGCTTTTTACCGAACCTGAAATTCAGTTCCCCGCGCATTTGCTCTGACTGCCTCTTTCGACGCTCCTCGTTATATGGATAGAGGCGGGATGGGTTCTTGTCCCCCATCTTCGAAACGGACATCAGGCGCTTAGTCTCCTGGCTGAGATTGCCAGCCTTTCCGCCAGATCTCAAATTATACCCGTTTGGGCTCATCGTACCGAGGGTGCGAATCCAGAAGACCTCCCGCTCATTCAGGTGCGCACGGGAATTGCAGACCTCGACTTCCTCAATTGTGAAGCATTCAGGTCCGTGGCGACGGATTGCATTCGTGATCCTGCGGCACTTGCAACCACCGCGGCTATCAGCCAAATGTTCCAGCCAGCGTGTCCGCAGGGCTTGGCTTGTCTGCCCGACGTAGATCATCCCGGTCACAACGTTTGTAATCTTGTAAACCAGGAAGGTCATGTCGTGGTGGTCGGGGTATTGGCCGCGCACACGCGCAGCTCTTCGCAGTACGCGTCGCTGATCGACCCGTCGCTGTTGTACTTGTATCGCATGTATAAGTAGGCGTAACGCTGAGCCTTGAGCAATTTCCGAATGGCCGTACATAAATCATCCTCCGGCTGGACGATGGTCGCGGCCAGGTCGGCGATGGTGAATTGTGTAAAGGCCATTGCTGTCGGTAAGTTGTCTGTCCCGCCCTTCGTCAGGTCAAGCTGCAAAACAAGGTGGCAAAAATTGACCGGTATTTTTGCCACCCCGCTCTTGGGCTAATAGCCCTTCATTTTCTTCCCACCTTTTTTCTTACCACCTTTTTTGGTAGCCATGCGTCTCACCTCCGATCTATCCGGCGCAATCCAGCGCCGATAACCCTTCTCGCATTCCGAAAGCTTGCTCATACCAATTGCAATTGACCGCATTCCGGGCCACACGACAGCCTCTGCTTGCGGCCTTTACGGAATGGTCCGGCTGGTAGTTCATCGAGGAAAATTCGTTCATGGTGACGAAGTTCGACCAATCGAACCCCAAGCAGCCGGGACTGCTCGCAGCGCTTCCGGAAGACTTCCGGAAAGTGGGTCCGCACCTTGTCCCAATACCACTTTGAGGATGACACAGCCTGGGCAGTTATTGTTATCGAAACCCAGCCGGTACATCATCGGCGGTTCAATCCCGTCATCCTCAATGATTTTGTGGCAGTCTTTTGTGGTTAGCCGCTCCTCGACCAAGATCCACTTGAGGAAGAGGTCAGGATTGTTCCGCTCGAATTTCCTGATCCTGCCCACTTCATTAAGGGCCAAGCCAAAGACGTGAATATCATCGGCTCTGGCAAATGCCAGCCGCGGCACTTTCTTTAGTTCGGTCGTGCAGCGCGCACCTTTGACACCCGACATATATTTCTCCTTCTCGAAGACCTCATCCACGGTGCGATAATCCGAAGACCGAATGAATGTGATTGGCTGGCCAAACCACCGTTCGCAGTCGGCACTGAACCGGTAGTTGTCCACGTGCTCCGAAGGACGAGTGTCGCAGTTCACGACGATCACTTCATGGGATTTGCCGTACTTGCTGACCGCCAGCCGTGCGGCCACCGCACTTGGTGCTCCACACGAAAACCATGCCAGTATCCGGCTCATGTCGCGCTCGCGTGATCTACCTTGGGCTCGGCATAGGCGCCAAAGAGCCGATCAATCCTTTTGCGCAGATCCACTCGCCGCC